ACAGCCACAGACCCGCGCGGCGGCTCCCCCGCCCTCGCCCGGAGACGATGCGGCGATCATCGGCGCGTTCATCAACCGGCCGCAGCCTCAACCCGTGCAGGCGCCCGTATTCACGGCGCCCCGCACCCTGAATTGCTGGCGGCTCGGTAACAACGTGCAGTGCTACTAGGGCGGTCACTTGAACCACCCCTGTTTTGCGCCGTAAGTACCCATAAAGAGTGCGTTGTTGACGCCCTGTCCGATGCCCGACGCAAGGGCATTGGCGCCCTGCGCATAGCCGGAGCCGCGCGCCATACCACCTTGCGCGATGTTGTTTGCCGCGCCGGACGTGAGGGACGCCGACGTTTTGCTTGCGCTCGCTGCGGCGCCCTGCCCCATGCCGGAGGTCGCCATCAGGTCGGCCATGTAATTTCGGTATTCCTCGGAGGCGAGTCCATCGCCGAACGCCTGCACGCCCTTCACCTGCGCACCGGAAAGCAGCAGGCCCTTGGCCGCAGCCGATCGGTCAAGCGCGTTGACGCCCTCCGTCTTGCGCCACTGGTATCCGGGCGATGTCTGAAAGGCGTTGAGCGCTTCGTCCTGCCGCTGCTTGGCGTTGCTGCCGTCGATTCCCCAGAACGAATTGGGGTTGGACGGATCGCTCATCGCGAGCGTGCCGAGGCCGAGGAGTGAGGCAATCTTGCCCAGAGCGCCGATGCCGGTGGAACTCCACGGCGACATCGCCTGACGCGCGCGGCCGGCTTCCTGCTGCTGTAGCTGGGCGGCCTGGTTCGCGGCGTTGGCGGCCATGTTTCCGCCAGCCTGCGCGCCCTGCTGGCCGATGATGCCGGAGATCAAACTTCCGATCATGCGGCGACTCCGATACAATCGTGGCGCGCATGAACAACGAATCCGCCCGCCTTGTCGCCCTCATCCGGAAACTCTCGCCGCGCGAGAGACTGGACTACTATTCCATCCCCGAGCCGAACAGCGGCTGCTACCTCTGGACCGGGCCGGTCATTGAAGGTGGATACGGGCGGATCAAAGTCTCTAGGCGCACTGTGCTCGCGCACCGGCTCGCATGGGAAGTCCATCGCGGCCCTATCGCGGATGACTTGTGCGTCTGCCATCGCTGCGACAATCCGGGATGCGTCAATCCGGATCACCTGTTCCTCGGCACGCATGCCGAGAACATGGCCGACCGGGACGCCAAAGGTCGCTGCCGTCCGGGTTCGGGAGTCCGGCAATGGAAGGCAAAACTCACGCCCGTTCTGGTTGCGGAGATACGCGCGTCGAGCCTCCTCCAGCGCGAGTTGGCCGAAATCTACGGCGTCACGCAGAAGACAATCAGCGCGGTCAAGACCGGGATCGTGTGGAAATTGCCCAATCACTTGGGGGACTCCTGCGCAAAAACCTTCCAGAACGTTCGTTCCGCGGGAAAGTAGTTGCGCGCTCGGTACAACCGAGTAAGCGCTTCACTGCGCAGTCCCTCTTCAGCTGCCATGCTGAATAGCACAACCCCGAGGGATTTCACAGCGACCTCTAGCCCCGCGAACAGCATTCTCCCGGTGCCTTTGCGATGACCGGGGCGGGCGTAATAGAAGACCTCCTGCCCAGTCAGGACGTTGCGATTCCACCAAGCCGGCGCGATTGCTGCGCCAGCCATTCCGATGATCTCGTCACCCTTCTCCGCGACGAGAAGAACACCGCCCTCCATCAGTGCACCGCACGTCACAGCGAAACTCTCCACGTCGAAGGCCGCGCGCGCCGACCAGCCCGCTTCGATGAAGAACGCCTGCCCCATCTCGATCAGGGCGTGGATGTCTTCTGGCTCGGCGCGGCGGATCATCTAGCCAACCCTCCAATTCGCGAGGTCCCAATAGACGGGCACAGTGTTCGCGCCGCCGCCCGCCAATGTCGCCCCGAAGGTCGTCACGGATGAGTCCGTGCAGATGGCGGTTGAGACCTTGGCCGGGCTCATGGCGAGGATCTGGGCCGCCGTGTAGGTCGTGCGCTCGACGACACCGGATCCGATGGCCTGCAGGTAGGCGATCAGTTCACGGCCAGGTGTGCCGTCCTGATTGACGACGCGCGCCTTGGTGGAGAACGGCGCCGTCATGTCGCGAGGCCTTCGATTGTGGTGTTCATGCCGTAGAAGGCGCGGCGCACCGGATCGCTGATCGAGAACTCGACAGAGCGCTGGCGGAACGCCCCAAGACGAAACCACTTCACCTGCGTCCCGCGTATACCCTGAGGCCCAAGGCTGCCCTGCCGCTCATTGCTCCAGGTGCTGGCGTCGTCGCTGTAGCGCATCATCACGGCGGGGGCCGAGCCCTGTCCCGTGCTGATCCCGACCCCGAGTTCGCACTCGACCTCGATCTCGCGCATGATCGCGCGCTTGCCGTCGGCGTAGAGGGGGACGCAGGAAATCGAGCTGCGGATCGGGCTGCCAAGATCGTCGAACGTATCGAGGTCCAACTCCGCGACCCTTCCGGCTTGAAGCCCCACAAGGGTCTTGCCGAAGGCCTCGAAAATGCACTGCACGTCCCAAATGGCATGCGTCAGGGAGGTTCCCGACTGGCGCTCGTGCCACATGGTCGTTGCCGCGTCGTAGCAAAGCGTCCGCCCGAGGCTCGGGAGGGTCAGTGCGTAGAAGTGATGCCCGCTCTGAAAATAGGTCATGCCGTAGGCGTCGCTGACCGTCCCGGCGCGAAGTATCTCCTCGACGGCATGGGTGGAGATGCGGGCCGGCTGATAGCCCTCGGCTCGATAAACGATGCGGTCGTCGCCCAGCCAGAAGACGGAGTTGTCCATCTTGGCTGCGCTGCGGGTGGCCGCGCATCCGCGCTCCAGAAGGGCACCGGGCACGCGCTCGAAGGGGAACGGCGAGGCGCCGGTATTGGCCCAGACCTCCACTGTCTTCGCGCCAAACAGCCAGACCTCTCGGTGGTCAACCAGCACGCGAAGCAGGCCATCCGGGCTAGACTCGGCAGATGCGAAGTCGAGCGAATCCCAGAGAGTGAAGTCAAGTGGCGCGGAAATGGAAAACTGCCCGGAATCGTCGTTGCGCGTCCCCACCGCATACCCGTCGATGTAGGCGATGCTCGACAGGCCCTCTGCGGGATAGCCGGACGCCGTCACCCGCGTGATGGAGGTGCCGACGATCACGAACAGGTGCGGCACGACGAGCAAGCCGATCTGCGTGCCGTTGTTGATCAGGGTGGCGTCGCCCGTAGGCGGGATCAGGTCCCCGCTACAGGCCGTCGTGGTGCCGTCAGCCTCCGTCCTCCACAGGATGGTGCCGGACAGCACGTAGGCCACGCCCTGACCCTCCAGGCCGGCGCGGATGGTGTCGCCGCCGATGGTCCGCCATTCCTTCTGACCCGGCGTGCCGTAGTGAACGAGCGTGGCGCGCGAGCCCTCGGGCGGGACCTCCGGGTACAGGTTCACGACGCGCGAGGCGTTGACCGGGCGGGAGCGCTGTTGGGCGAGGCCCGTGGCAATCGGGGTCCGCATCAGGCCCGCGAGACGTTGCTGCTGTAGCCGTTGGGCATGCGGTTCGCGACGCCCGTGTCGAGCTGAGCCGGCGGGACAACGTAGTAATAGGCCTGCAGGGAGCGCTCGGCGTCGGCGACTTCCACCATGACCTGTGGCGGGATAGGCACGCCGTTGACATTGGAGAACTCCCGGACGAGCAGCAGAATGAGGTTCCGGATTTGCTCATCGGGCATGTTCACGGTGTCGCCAGACGCAAGCGTGGTGTGGACGTAGTAGATGCCCCTCGGCCCGAGCCCGTGCATCATGTTGTTGAAAGTCCGGATCGAGTCAGCCGAACTCGTGGCCGACACAAAATACCAAGGGAGAGCCGGGCCGCCATTGCCACTGCCCGCGAAAACCCGGATACGCTGCAGCGCCTGATTGATGAGCCCAATCACGGTGCTATTCATCGTCGGCGGGAACGCCGCCTGGAGCTGCTGTTCCGCCTTGATGATCTCGACCTCGGCCGCCTTTCCGAGGGTAACGCCGAAGTTGAACGCGAAATCCTTGGCCAAGAGAAGGACAAGGGCGCGGATATTGCCCGCACCGATCGGCACGGCATCCGATGCGGTCAAGGTGGTGTGAGTATAGTTGATCCCCCGGCTCGGCAGGGCGAACATCAGGTCGTTGAGAATCCGCAGCGCGTCCGCCGACGCCGCAAGGGTGATGGTCGCCCAATTCAGGGTCGGATGCGGCTTGCCCTCGCCGTCTGTCGCCAGCCTGAGCCGGCGGAATGCCTGATAGCACACACCCAGGGCGGTATTGTCGCTGGCGCCCATGGGATAGGCGGCCTGCAACTGCATCTCGGCCTGCGCGGCCTGCATGACAATCAACTCTGGCGGCGTCACGCCGTAGTCCGGCGCCAATTCGACCGCCAGGAGCAGCACCAGATTGCGGACCTGCGCGGGAGCCAGTGTCACGTTGTCGGACAGGGCCAGTTCGGTATGGGTGTAATTGATCCCGCGCGGCGGGAAACCGAACATCAGGTCATTGAGGGTCGTCAGGGCGTCGTTCGCCATGTCGGCTGACATGGACTCCATCTCGGCCAGGATGCCGAGGCGGCGCAAGGCGGCTGTAATCGTCTCGCG